TAACCCCGGCGGCTTTTTTGTCGCGTAAACTGAAGTACCAGAGGATAGCGGCACCGTGGCCTACAGAGCCGATATTGAAATTGGCGTAAAGGGCATACAGCAACTCCAAGCCCTTACAAAACAAATCAATACTCTTTCTATCGGTGTAGACGGCGTAAACAAACGACTAGCTGGCGCATCTCAAAGTGTAAACGCATATAACGCTAACCTTGCAAAAGCAGCAGCCACTTTAAATAAAGTAAACGCTGGAACTATTGCAGAAGCAGACGCAGTTAGACAGTACGTACAAGCTCTGGGCCAAGCGAATGCTGCGCGAGATAGGCAAAACAAATTGATCCAGCAGCAGATTGTACTTCAACGCAAAGCTGTACCTACTGCAAACGCCGGTTTTGGTATGCAGGGTCCTGCCCTGCCTTCCGCAGTTGCTACCGGAGGACGACGCGGCGGTGGTGGTGGGGGTCGCCTCGGCGGAGCGATCAGTGGAAGTATCATCGGCGGTGCTTTCCCGTTGCTCTTCGGTCAAGGTGGCGGCGCAGCAGCCGGCGGTGCCATAGGTGGTTTGGTCGGTGGTCTTGCTGGTCCCGGCGGAAGTTTTGCTGGTTCGCTGCTTGGCACACTCCTCGGAGATATCGCCAGTCGTGGTCAAGCCGTAAAACAACTCGCGGACGACATCGGCTTTTCTGCCCAACAAACAAAACAACTTTCTGACGCCTTCAAAGTTGCCAACACCGACGTAGAAAAGTTCACTGGCGTCATCCAAAACATTCGCGGTGTCGGCTTAGCCATTGAAGATCAAGCAAAAGCAATCCAGCTTGTAACCCGTCTCACAGAAGCCTACGGCGGATCCTTTGAAAAAACTGGCAACGCAATTACCAGCACACTGGAATCCGGAAAAGTAACACAAGCAACGCTAAATCAACTCACCAGCCAAGGCATAAATATCCAACAAGCACTGGCAGATAAATACAACGTAAGCAGGACCGAACTACTGCAGATGGCTAAAGACGGAGAAATCTCCGCACAAAGCCTGATCGACACACTTGTAGAAGTTGCCAACGCCGGCACCACAGGAGCTACCAAAATTAAAAGTAGTTACGAAGAAACTGCAACCGCAATGTACAACGCGTTTGCAAACGCAACAACCGGCATAAACAACAGTTTTATTAACACTCAAAACACAGCTGTTACAGCCTTTGATCGGATTGTTAAAGCAATTACACCTGCCCTTGTTGAACTATCAAAAATTACCGGTCAAGTAATTTCGCTAGGTGCCTACGCCGTCGAACTCGGCGTCAAATTTGCTAGCGCTTTCTACGCTATCCCTGGTGCTATCCAAGTTGTAGCTACAGCACTGGGAACCATGATCCCAGGACTAAACACGATATACACAACTCTGGCTGCTATACGTAGCCTTACAGGTGGCGGAGGCAAAGGCGGTTTAGCCACATCGCTAAATCTGAACGCCGGAATGGACGGGGCAAATTGGCCTGCAGGTATTCCACGTCCTGGCACACCTGTTCAATCTTTCCAAGTACCCAGTGAATTTGGACCTACTGGGGGTGCAGGGGCTAAAGGCCCCAAACCGCCCGAAGACAGAACAGTACAACTACAAGAAGAGCTTGAAGCCTTGCAAGCCATTGGCGAAGCTGAGGACAGAATCAGGGACGCGCTATTTAACGGTCGACAAATTCTGGCACTATCAGCTGAGGAAGATAAAACGCGTGCTGATATTGAGAGGGACCGCGCGAAGGCGATCTTGAAATCCAACTACCTAAGCGAACAAACACTTATAAATCAAATTGCGCAAGTCCGCATTGAAAAGTTAAAACTTGAAATTGCAGACAAAGAACGCGCTATCAGACAAAATAAATTCCAAGAGGAATTACAGGCTGCTGCTGCGGTTAGGCAGAGTGTCCAGTCTTTCGTACAGATTCGCAAAGAGCAAGAGTTCCAAGCGCAATATGCAAAAACATATAACCGTTTAGTAACCGAGGGCATGTTGCCGGCAGAAGCTGAGCGCATTGCCAACTATGACAAGATGATTGCACAACAACTAGATCTTGTTACAGAGCAAATTAAAATTACCGATCTAGCAATACATAAAGCTAAAGAAGACGGGTTAAGTACCTATGAACTAGAAAAACAACTTAAAATTTACAAAGATCAACAAAATGCTATTAAAGGTCAGGCTACCGAAGGCCCTGGTAAAGGTCCTACAAATGCTCAACGTTTGCAGGATGCGATTACAACGGCTCGCGGTGAACTTAACGAATTAATTGATCCTATTAATCAGATAGTTGCTGGCGCTAAAGCTATTGGCGATGCGTTCCAGCAAGCTTTCACGGGCCTCGTCACCGGAGCAATGACAGGTCAAGAAGCACTTGCTTCTTTCTTTAAAAGTGTTGGCCAACATTTTCTAGACATGGCAACCAAAATGATTGCCAAGTTGATTGAAATTTACATTCTTGAGACTGTCGTCGGTTTTATATCCGGTGCCGTTGGAGGTGGAGGTGGAGCCAAAGCTGCTGGTGGAAACATCACGGGTGTCGGCAGAGGAGTAATGCCCAAGTTTGCTGAAGGCGGCGTAGTCACCCGTCCGACAACAGCCCTCATCGGCGAAGGCGGCGAAGCTGAGTACGTCATTCCAGCCAGCAAAATGCGTGGCGCCATGAGTCGGTATGCAGCTGGCGCACGCGGCGCATCTGTCATCCCCGGCACAGGTGGCGGTGGTGGCGGTCCCATGGGCGGTGGCGGCGGTGGTGCCATCGACGTGCGTTACACCGTGGAGCGCATCAACAGCGTGGATTACGTTACCGCCGATCAGTTCCAGCGCGGTATGGCCCAAGCCGCCCAACAAGGTGCAGTCCAAGGTGAACAACGCGCTATGCGTAGCCTTAAAACAAGTGCCGCCACCCGCCGGAGCGTTGGGGTCTGATGGAATACGCCTACGGCCACCTACTGGAAATCGGCCCCACCGGCCAAGCCGCCCAGTACCGCTTCCAAAATTACGCAATCAATCAAAACGTCAACGGCTACCTATTCCTGCCGTTCAGCTTCGGCGGTGCAGTGGCGACCCTGCAGGGCGACAACTTGGACGCAACGCTCCAGTTTGCCAACGTCGACATGACCCGCAGCTGGATCACAACAGCTTTGGACAACCTGTGGGTCGCCAAGGCCACCACCGTCCTGTGGGATCCCGCAACCGGCGCCGTCCAACGCACCCTCTACAACTACTGGGGCAGCTGCTCTAGCGGCGGCTGGAACGAAACCACGATCCAAGTCACCCTGAACTCCGTGTTGGACGCGGTGCAGGCAAATATCCCAGGTCGCCGCCTACACCGCTGGCAGGTTGGCAGCATCCCCTTTACAGCACAAATTCGTGTGTGAGCACCTGATCGGCCGCCGCTACGAATACGGCAGCGACGACTGCATCCACCTCGTAATCGACGCCCTCAGCAGCATGGGCATGAACCCGCCCAACGTTGCTACCGCCTGGTACACGATGGGCTCTCGCGGCATACTTACTGAGCTGCAGACCTATTGCGAGCGGATCAAAGTCCCTGTCTATGATGGCGATATAGCCTTACTTGCGGCAGAGCCGCCCACCTTTGGTGTCGCATGGCAAAGCGGGATTCTGCACATCAACCAGTTAACGATGGCCGTGGACTGGAAACCGCTGGCGCATTTTTCAATCCGCCGCTCTTACCGTATGAAAAGGCGCTGATTGCCACCCTCGGTTGCAGTGAAGAGGAATATCGTCAATTTGTCCGCCACGCAGAACTAGCCGCCCGCACTCGCCCTGCCGAGTACGACTTAATCCCGGACGTTCAAAACGGGCCCATCACCCCCCTGGGATGGTTTTTCATCAACCTGGCCGTCGGTGTTGCCTTATCTGCCGTCAGCGTTCTGCTGGCACCCAAAGCACCAGCGCTTGAGTCACCCGCTCGAATTCGAGGCCGAAAGCTAGCCGATCAAATCGGCCCCACCCGCTTCAATCAAACCACCAGCTTCGACAACGTATCCAGCCTTGCCGAGTACGGCCAGCCCATCCCCATCCCCTTCGGCAAACGCGGCACCGGCTCCGATGGCGCCCTAACTGGCGGCCTCATCCTCGCCCCTGCCCTCGTGTGGAGCCGCCTCTACTCCTACGGCACCTACCAAGCCTTCGAGGGGATTTACGTCGTCGGCGAATACGGCGTAACCACCCCCAAGGTCAGTGGCATCCGCCTCGGCACCGCCGCACTAGACAGCCTCAATAGCCAGGACTATGCCTTGTTCTGGTCGTCAGCACAGGGCAACAATCGCCCCACGACAGATCGCATCATTGCTGGCACACAAACCGGTGCAGCAAATGGAACAAACGGACGTGTAATTTTCACATCTCCCACTGCAGACGGTGAGTTCAGCAGCGGCTTCTCAATGGCGTACAACCCGCAGAACAACACTGCGTTTGGAACGTCAACACCGATTCATAATGGCAGTGCCTACCGCTTCAACTGGGAGGTCATTAGCGCCCCATACGCCAGTACCAATCCGTCGTACTCCGGCGATGACGACGATGACGCAATCAGGGTAGCCCGCACAGAAACTCAGGCTCGCCGTCGCAAGATTGCTGGGTCGCTTGCGGATGTTCTGCACAAATACGAAGGACAACCAACATCAGATCGCGATGAAATCGGTATGCCAGGAGTGGGTCGCGCCTACTCCCGCCGCATGGGCTTTATCCAGCACCAACGTGGTGGATCAGTAGTCACTTACGAAAACCGCACTGAGATTACAATCCAAAAGGACGACTTTCTAGTTTTCGAGATTAACGGTGCAGATTACAGCGAGCTAGAAAACAGAACACCCACAGATCCAGATGGTGGCGGCTTCAAGAACACAGAAATCGATCTAAAGGACCTCAAAAGCTCCTCCGAATCTTGGCGTATTCGTGCAGCAGATCTTTTAACCGTAGGCTCCACTTGGGTAATTGCAGGAAGCGTTTGGGTCGTTGAAAGTCGTACTCGCGAAATATGGAAACCGAATAGGACAATGCAGATTACATTTAAGTGCATTGAAGTAATCGGTGTTAATAAAATCGGAATCCCTGGTACACGCACCATCCGTGAACCCCTTGGCGGGTACGAGGGAGGTGAGTTTAATCCCAACAAACATTGCGGCGCTGCTTTCTATAACATCTGCCGTTACCACGCTGCCAACTTCCGCCCTGTGCGACGCGACGCGGAAGTAATCGAGTTTGGCATCAAAAGCCAAGTCTGGAACCGTGCCAACGGTTTGTGCAACTTCAACGCCGTCCCCTCTCCTGGAGCAGATGGACGGCTTCACAAGATGGACAAAGCGAACATTACGCTTACTACGCCGCGTATGGATAAATATTTCAAACGCACGTCATGTTTTTCTTTGTGGGTCCGCCCCGTCCAAACCTACAGCGCAAGTACACCCGCTCCATGGGTCCGTATTCCACGAGTCTTTTGCGTTACTGGCAATTCACCCACCGATCAATTCAATTACCTACGAGTGCGCCCCCGTACCAGCGGCTACTACGAATATAAGTTCGTACCACGCGCTGGTTCCGACATTGCCATCAACAGCATTGACACAAATCTTGCGACACGTCTAGACGCAATTAACGGTGAAATTATTGGTGAAGATTACGCTACGCCTTACGGTGCATTCCGTCTCACTACCACAGGCGAAGTTGTAACAATTTCCGAACTGACATACAACCGCGAGCTTCTATCGGATCCAAGCGAAGTAACGGTAGAAACGCCTGGTGTATCTCGTAACGTACCAACAAGCGTTGCGTTCATGGGCGATCCTGCCTCTAGCAACGGCAGCATCCAGCTCGTAAAACACGCTTGGTATAGCAGCCTTTTAGGCTTGGCAAGTAGTTATCGAGGTCAAACAAGGTCCGCAGACGTCCAGCACTACAAAGCTAACGGCGATAGGTACATCACGCTACGCCTTACAGCCACATCCACAAACGGCACGTTAGGTGTAACAATTGGCCAAGACTACGTAGACACCACAGGCTCTACCTACTACTGGAACAGTGTCAGTGTTTCTGTGGTCTCATCCACTGGAACATGGGCTAACGGCGACGCATTTACAATCCGCCGTGATACTGCAGGTAGCGTATTTGGAAACGCCAAAGGCTATACATTTGTTGATTGGGCTTTTAGCGTCACAGCCACGACCACGCAAACAACCCCAACTACTACAGTAATTGACCGGAGCCTCGGTCGCGTTTTCGAAGAAAACTCTCAAGTATCTGACTGCAGCCACTACCTAGAACTCACAAAATCCAACGAAAATCAACCCGAGCACCAGATTGTCTACGTCAACGAATACACATCAAACGAGAACCTAGCCGAGTATTACGGTATGTCCACTGTCGGCCTATCCGTCAAGTCCAACGGCCAGATCAGTGGCGTGGAGCAAATGCGCCTGTGGGTGCCAACCGGCATCAACGTCTACCGCCTCATCGAAAAGGACACCGCACCCAGCAACTTATTTGCGGACCTCGTGTATTACCTGCTTACCAGCAAAAGCCAAGGCGTTGGTAATGTTATCCCTACAGAATTGATTGATACTGAATCACTAGAAATTACAGCTCGTTTTCTGCGTGCTAACAAGATTTTCTTTGACGGTGTACTAGAGGACAGCCAAAGTTTGCGGTCGCTGCTATACGACACAGCCTCTCTACAACTCTGCAGTTTTACCATCAAAAACGGCCGCTTCGGTATGATGCCTGCGCTGCCCTACGACAGCAACTACGCCATCAGCACAAGCCCCATTGCCGTGGAGCAGATTTTCACTGCTGGCAACATTATTGAGGATTCACTGCAGGTCCAGTACATCGACGCGGCCCAGCGCACCAACTTCAGGGCCCTGGTGAGCTACCGCGTCACCGTTGAGAACGACCTTCCCACTCAAGCCTCAGCACTGGTGGACTGGGCCGATATTCCAGAAGCCAGTCGAGCCACAACTCAACAAGCGTTCGACCTCACCGAATTCTGCACCAACCGCGCCCAGGCCCTGCTCACCGCCCGTTTCCTCCTCAGCATCCGCCGTCGCGTCACCCACACGGTTTCCTTCAAAACGGTGCCCGACGCCCTAAGCATCCAACCAGGCTCGTACATCCGCGTTATCACCTCCGCCACCTCCTACAGCGCCAGTAACAACGGTGCCATCACCGACGCGGGCTCTCTGGTGAGCATCACCACCATCACCAACGGCACCTACAACGCCCTCATCTACAACCCCACCACCGGAACCGTATCTGAGCGTCCCATCACCATCCTCAACAACGCCGTCACCGAGCCCGCGCTGTATGGCTGCCTATTTACGTTGCTATCCACCACCGTCAACAAAGGCATTTACCAAGTCGAACAACTCACGATTGACGAGGAGGGGCTAGTCAGCGTCACCGCCGTAGAAGTCCCCGTCGACTCAACCGGCGCTAGCATTGTTGCTAAGGACGTGCTGTCAGAAGCTAGCTTCCGCGTACTGGAGTAATGGCCTTCCCCACCCTGATTCCAACAGCCCGCGAATTCACGCCTGGCGACTGGCCCATCAAGCGTTACAACGCGCAGTCTGGCGCCGAGATTCGCATCCTGTACGGCACCCTACGTACCAACGCAAAAATCAGCCTCAGCTACGAAAACATCCCCAACGCAAGCGGC